TCAGCACTAAGAGGGGTTGTTATTAGAAAATCGGACTCTAAAAGAATATATGTAAGCAATAAAATGAAGATTGAGGATTTAATTAATAACGATTTAACCCTAACAGAAGCCGCAATAAAACAAATAGGATTATGATTTTAACAGGAAAAGCAAAAGAAAAGTTTTTGGAGTGGATAAGTTTAAATAATCTATTCACAATTGAAGATAGAGAAAAGTATTTTAACTCTTTATCTGAACTATTTCAAAACGCCTTAATAATTGAGTTTTTTGATAGTGTGGGTATTTATATTGAAATTATAAGAAATGAAGGGTATTTTGATTATGTAGTTATGGAAGAATGGGACTATGGTTTTGAAACTCGCCAAGAAGCAACCATACAAGCAATCAAAAAAGCAAACGATTTATATAATTCTAGATTTGAAAATGTTTAACGTAAAGGCAATTTACTGCCAGGAATCAGATAAATTAAAAACTTTCTCAAATGGGAATTACAATAATTTATCCCAAAAAAGAAAAGTAGAATTCAACAAACTTCAAAAAGAAATAAAAGATAAATTCAGCGCAAAAACATCATAAAATTTACACCCTTGTAAACTATACAACACACCCGTAAACAAAAACAGAAATTTCACCAAAAAAACATGTTTTTTAGTTAGAATTACTTTTTTAAATAAATCAGTTAAAGCATATTTGAATCAATATTCAACGAAAGGGGTTTTGTGGCTAACATCAATTAAACTTGATTTTTAAACCTCTTATAAAAATAGGAGGTTTTTTATATGATTTTAGTCGGAATAGATCCTGATGTTGAAAAAAATGGTTTTGCATTAATTCACAACAAAAATTATGAGTTAGCAAACCTAACGTTCTTTGAGCTTTATGATAAGTTACAATCATTGAAAAATGATTTCGGAAATGAATCGATAAAAGTTTTTGTAGAATGTGGGTTTTTGAATAAATCCAATTGGCATAAGATAAAAAAAGGTTCAGCTTCGATTAATGCGAATATCGGAAACAGAACAGGACGAAATCACGAAGTAGCTTACAAGATTGTTGAAATGTGCGAGTATCTAAACTTAACTCATTTTAAGGTTAAACCAACCACTAAGAAAAGAGATAATAAAGAGTTTTCGCTAATTACAGGAATCAAAAAAAGAACAAACCAAGAGCAACGAGACGCGATGCTTTTAATATTTGGAAGGTGAATTTTTTACATATATTTCTTTGTGTTTTGTTGGTTGGGAAAGTAGCTCAGTAGGTAGAGTGCTTAGATGATGAATCAAGAGGTCAAAGGTTCGAGCCCTTTCTTTTCCACTATTTCTGTTAAAAGAAATGTTTCGGGTATTTAAAGACTGATGAAGTTTAGTAGTCAGTCTTTTATTTAAAAATGAATTTTAAATTTTATATAATCAAAGGCGCTAATAATTAGGCAGTAAGTAGCAAAGCGCTATTTATTGCCTTTTTTATTTTTATTCATGGATCAAAAAGTAAATAGATTTAACTCAAAGAATGTTCAAACATCTTTAATCCCAGACCTTTCAAAAAGGATTGAGATTTTAGAAGATGAGCAGTATCTATTTCTTCCAAATGATTGGATAAATGATGAAGAGCTTATTGTTTTAAAATTTAGAGCTGAACAAAAAAAATATAAAATCGAATATGCTGATTCGGCTCCGAAAACCTCAACTCAATTAATCTTTGAAGAAATTGAAAAAGCAATCAATATTGTAACAGGATTAAACCTTCAAGATTATGCTTTAAATGACAGGAGAACTCATTTATTTTATGCTAGAGCAATCTATGTTACTATTTGCTTTTCATATAAAATCGAAAAGAAACTTATTTCAAAAAAAATAAACAAAGCAATTAAAACGATTGAACTCATTGTCGAAAAGCACGACGATCTTTTTAAATTCACTCCTGAGTATCGCAGAAACTATAATGACGTGATGCAAATAATAACAAATAACCAAGTAATAGATAAAGTTTAACCAATGGCAAAACAAAGTAAATCACAAATCGTAAAAGAGTGGAAATCATCTGATATAAAAATCAAGAAGGATTCCAAAGGTTTACTTTGGGTTGTTCTTGGAAAAGAAAAGGTTAAGCTTCCGAAGGATTTAACTAATGTAAAATCTATTACTCTTAGTCAAGCTGAGGGATTTATTGGTTTGGATAAATCTATTAATGATTTGATTGGAGATGTTGAAAAGAATAAAGGAGGGGGAGTTTCATTGTATAAATCGGGTTATGATGAACAAGCAAGAAAACTTTGTTTGTTAGGTGCAACCGATGTTGAGCTTGCTGATTTCTTTGGCGTTGTTGAATCAACTATTAATAAATGGAAGTTAGATTTTCCTAGCTTCTCGGAGTCCATAAAAAAGGGTAAAGAATATGCTGACGCTAATGTTGCAAATAAGCTTTACAACCGTGCTTTAGGTTACGAACATAAGGAAGATAAAATATTCAACGATCAAGGAGTTCCTTTGATTGTTCCAACGGTTAAACATTACCCACCAGATACAACCGCAGCAATCTTTTGGCTAAAGAATAGACAACCTGCAAAGTGGAGAGAAAAGCAAGAAGTTGAAACAACTTTAAAAATAGAACAACCATTATTCGGAGATGATTAGACCTGTAATTGAATTCAACGGATTTCGATACACGACAGCTATTAAGAAGTTACGAAAACTTAAAAAGCGCATTCGTGTTATTCCAGGAGGAAGTTCGGCTGGGAAAACATTTGGTATTTTACCAATTCTAATCGATAAAGCAGCAAAAACTCCAATGTTGGAAATATCTGTTGTTTCTGAGTCTGTACCACATTTACGTAAAGGTGCTTTGAAAGACTTTCTTAAGATAATGAAAGCTACAGGGCGTTATATTGATAAGAATTACAATAGAACTTTACTTACCTATACTTTCTCAAACGGAAGTTATATTGAGTTCTTCTCAGTAGATAACGAGGAACGTGTTCGTGGTCCACGTCGTAACATTCTTTACATGAATGAAGCGAACAATATTCGATTCGATACTTATCATCAGTTAGCTATTCGTACATCACATGAAATTTGGATAGACTTTAACCCTTCTAATGAATTTTGGGCACACGAAGAATTATCTGAAAAAGATAATAACGATGTTGAATGGTTGACGCTTACCTACAAAGATAACGAAGCATTACCGCAGACTATCGTTGAGGAGCTTGAGAAAGCACGTACAAAAGGTTTTTATAATCCATTATTATCAATTGATAAACTATTTAATGAAACTAATATTAAGAATCAATATTGGTCGAATTGGTGGAAGGTTTACGGGCTTGGATTACTTGGAGCTTTAGAAGGGGTTATTTTTAGCGATTGGTCAAAGGTGAAAGAAATTCCAAACGGAGCAAAATTACTTGGATTAGGAATTGACTTTGGATATACGAATGATCCAACTGCTATTCCTGCATTATATCAATTTAATAATGAATATTACATTGATGAAGTCGAGTATAAAACAGGTATGTCGAACAGAAATATTGCTCGTAAACTTCAAAAAGAAGGATTTACTGAACAAGATAAAATGGTTGCAGATTCGGCAGAGCCTAAATCAATTGATGAAATAAATTCCTATGGCTTTTATATTGAGCCAGCAAGCAAAGGACGTGATTCTATTATGTTCGGTATTGAAGTATTACAAAATCATCATTTCAAAATTACTGAACGCTCGACGAATATTATTGAGGAATTTAGAAAATATTGTTGGGATGTCGATAAGACAGGAAAAAAGCTGAATAGACCTATTGACGATTATAATCACGCGATGGATGCATTAAGATATATTGGAATTGAAGTATTACCGCATAATGTGGTAAATAATACAATCGAAGAAACCGAAGACATACTATCAAGATTGAACTTTTAAAAAATAAATGAACGAACTATGTAAACTTTTAAATATACCCGAAGACTCAACAATACAAAAGATAATTGATGCCTTAAAACAAGATAAAGATAAAACCAAAATCATTGAAAAAGCTAAAAAGGAATTAGATCCAAAGCAGCATGATATAATGAATCCTATTCTTAGACGACCTAAAAATAAGGATGAAAAAGATAAAAACAAAGATGTTATTTCTATTGCTTTAGCTTATCAAAAATGGATTGTTCGAAAAGAAAAAGCTATGATTTTCGGTAATCAACCAATTTTAAGAGCTAATCCAAATGATGAAACCGAAAAAGCTGTCTTAAAAGCGATTGAAAGAATTTTGCACGACATCAAAGAACCTTCATTTAATCGAAAGCTTGCTGAATCAATTGGTTCTTTTACAGAAGGAGGTGAGCTTTGGTATTTGAAAGAAGGCGAAGAACATGATTCTTACGGATTTAAAACTAAGATGAAAATCAAAGCAATGTTATTGTCTTTAAAAAATAGTAGTCAACTATATCCGTGTAAAGATGACTTTGATGATATGATTTGTTTCTCTCGTAATTACATAAAAAAGATTGAAGGAAAAGAGGTTGAGTATTTTGAAGTTTACACGCGAGATTTTACTTATTTATTCGAGAATTTTAAAGAATGGGAGCTTGTAGATGGTTATCCTAAAAAGCAAGTACTAGAAAAGATTCCTGCTGTATTTGGAGAACAGGAAAACGTTTCATGGTATGATGTACAAGATTTAATCGAAAGAATTGAAACATTAGTTTCTGATCATGGAGAAGTGAATGATCGAAATGCTTATCCAATTCTTAAAGTAATTGGTAAACTTAAAAATTATCTAAACAAAGGACCAGGAGGAGGAGTTGAGCTTGACAAAGAATCTGATATGAGTTATTTATCATGGGATCAAGCCACAGACTCAATAAAACTTGAAATCGACAATCTTGTAAAGAACATTCAATTATTCTCTCAAACTCCAAATATCTCATTTGATGAAGTTAAATCTTTAGGTGCTCTTTCTGGAACTGCCTTAAAAATGTTATTCCTTGATGCTCATTTAAAAGTAATGGAAAAAAGAGAAATCTATGACGAGTATTTGCAACGACGAATCAATATTATTAAAAGAATACTTGCGACGTTAAATCCAGCTTGGAAATCTGCAATTGACAATCTTGTTATCGAGCCAGAAATCGTTCCATTCATGGTTGAAAACGAAAAAGAGCAAGTCGAAATCGCTTTACTTAAAAACGGAAACAAACCTTTAGAATCTCACGAGAAGTCAGTTAAGAATTGGCAGGGTCAAGACACTGAGGATTACGAGAAGATTAAGCAGGAAGAAAAGGAATTAAATAACGTGGATTATTTTAATCCTGTAACAGAGTAAAAAATTAAATAATATATATAAATGGAAAATTTAGAAAAAGGAAAATTTAAAATCGAAAGTCATATTGGTGTAGCAATATCAGACGTTAATGGTAGATATTACGATGGAGATTATGAAGCGGAAGAAGCATCATTTCATATTGTAAGTGAAGATGATAAAGAGTGTAGTATAGTAGAGTTCAAAGATATTATCAATACATATGATAATTTTGAAGTTTTTCAAGTTGCAAGCGATACTACAGAAGAAGAAATTATTGAGTTAGTAAATTCTAATAAACAATGGTTTGATGATGTAATTTCTTGGAAAATAGAAAATCCTGACGAAAACGGAGAAATGTAAAATAAGAAATAAAAACCTTGCAATTCTGCTTATTCCTACAAAAAGTGTACAAATAAGCAGGTTGTAGAATACTTATTTTGACAATGGTAAAAAAAAATAGAATTAAAAAAGAAAATATGAAAGAAGATATTATTTACGACAATCCTTTTGATTTAATATTAGGGAATTATATCAAATAAGTTTATCTAAAACTAAACTTAAGCAAGATGAATTTAGACGTTGTTTTTAGCTTAAACAGAGGGATTTATAAAAGTAAGCAAGAATTGAGTTCGTCTAAGCAACATCTAAGTTCGTTTAAAAATGTACCAAGATGATTAAGATTAAGTGTTAAGATGAACTGTTAGGAAATTCCGAACAGTTGACCATTTCGAGGAGATCCTCGATATGATAATTAAATAGCAAAATGTAACACATTTCAAAAATGTGTTATAAAAACTTAAAAAATGTAACATGAAGAAATACATTAAAAAGCCAGTTATTATTGAAGCGAAAGAGCTTGAATATAATACTAAAAGTCAAGAAGAAATAATTGAATGGTCTAACGGATTAATCAAAAAAGGATTAGATGGAGGTTTAAGAATTCCAACGTTAGAAGGTGTTATGGTAGCTAATACAGGTGATTTTATCATTAAAGGAATTGAAGGAGAATTTTATCCATGTAAGCCCGATATTTTTCATAAAACATATAGCGAAGTCAAATAACCATCAAATGAAAACACTTCTAAAAAATAGGATATACGTTCCAATTTACGATCATTACTTTCATTTGTTTATTGTGGATGAAATCCCAAAAGAAGATGGTCAAGCTTATGTTTGCACAACAGAAAATAAAGTAATCTATGTAACATTTCAAGAAAAGAATTTACATCCTGCATTAATTATTCATGAAGTAGTGCATATTGTCAATAGTATATTCGAGTTTAAAGGAGTGAAATTAGACACGAGTAATGATGAAACTCAAGCATATTTGACTGAGTATATTTTTAATGAAATTTGGAAAAGAATAAATAAATGTCAATCGAAGAATTCATAATCCAAGACGAAAAACTTGCAAGAATTGCAGCAGGAAAAAATCTAAAACAAATCGAAAAGTTATTTCAAAAATACATCTCGAAAGTAATTTCTTTGTATCAAAATTTTAATGGGGTTGATATGGAAAATATTAGCCCTCAATTAAAAAAGGAAATTGAAAAGCTAACAAAACAACTTTCTATTGATTTAGAAAATAAAATCAATTCTGCAACAAAAGAACAATGGTTATTCGCTCAAAATACAGCAACAAAATTCGTTGAAACTTATTTTGATATTGATAAACTAAATAAAGCTACTCAGCAACTATTTAGAAGTAATAATCTTGATGATTATATGCAAGCTCGCAAATCAAGATTAAATCAATTTAAGTTATCTGATCGTGTTTGGAAATATTCGAAACAGTTTGAAACAAATATCATTGATTCGTTAGAAATAGCTTTAAAAAATGGTGATTCAGCTCAAGTATTAGCACGAGATATTAAACAATATCTTAACGAACCCGAAAAGCTTTTTAGAAGAGTTCGCGATGTTAAAGGACAATTACATCTAAGTAAAAATGCTGCAGCTTATAATCCAGGGCAAGGTGTTTATCGTTCAGCTCATAAAAATGCTTTAAGACTTGCAAGTACTGAAATTAATACTTATTACAAAGAATCAGAAAATCAACGTTGGCAATCAATGGATTTTGTTGTTGGTTTCGAAATTAAACGTTCTAATAATGTTTTTGATTGCGGAGTGTGTGATTCTTTGAAAGGTCGTTATCCAAAAAGCTTTTTGTTTACAGGCTGGCACCCGAATTGTCGATGTTACCAAATCCCAATACTTAAACCTATTGAAATGTTTACAGATGAATTGAAAGGAGCTGTAAAGCAAGATTATTCTCATTTAGGTAATTTTCAAAAAACTGAGATAAAAGAAATGCCTGCTAATTATAAAAATCATTTGAAAGAAAAAGCAGACATTTATAAGGGATATAAAACTGTTCCTTATTGGATAGGGTACATTTAAGTTTCTATAACCATCGAAGGTCTATTATAGGCACTTCTTGATTAAAAGCCTTTAACATACTTTTTAAGCTCATCATGCAAATTAAGCCTAAATTAATATCAGATTCATAATGTTTGTTCAATTTTTTAGCTGTCAACTTCTTTTTAAGTGATGCGTTTTTATATTTTTTTAAGAACATATATTTTGTTTTTATTTCCAATATCAAATTATAAATATCGTTAAATTAAACAATATTTTGAAATTAATAAAAGTAATCAGTTTCGTTTGCTTTCTTATCTTTTTTAATTGGAATTTTAAAGAGTAATTTACTTGATCATTTGATTTTTTGATATTGTAACGCTCTTTTATTCCTATACCAATAGACGAAGTATCCAAAGCTTCTAAAACTGCATTTATAATTTCTTTTTGACCTGTGACTTTCATTAATTTTTAAATGTTATTTAATACTAAATATTCAAAAAGAAATAAGAATATTATCACAATTAGTACTATCATCACTAAAATGAATATCCATTTTGCACTATTATTTCTATCAATTTTTGTCATATTTAGAAGTTTAATCAAAAATAATCATTAAGATAAGATAAAAATTACGTAAAACCGTAATTGGATATTATTTCTTTCCCGTAACTCGCTCTTATCTCGTTAAAAAATACACTACTTAAGCGAAAATCGTTCAATATTTTTGTTTTAATCGATTTGAAATTAAAATCTCATTATAATGAAACAAAAATTACTTGAATTACTTAATACTAGATTTCTAGGTAAAGGCGTTCGAAAAGATGTTTTGGCGCGATTAGCAACTGCTTATTCGTTACAAATCACAACAGAAGAAGAAGCACAGGCACTTGTCGAAAAGTTAACAGACGAACAGGTTACTGAATTTCAAAAAGAATTACGTTCGGAAGTAGATTCTGAAAT